TCCTACCCTTTTAAGGGTGGTTGCAGTCTTTTTTTATTGCGCGTTTTTTTACAGCGCCTTTTATTATGCCAATTTTTAAGGGGGAATTATGATAAATAGAAAACTTAAAGCAACGCTGTCATTAGTGCTTGCCCTTATCGTGATGTGTTCTGCTTGTGTGTTGCCTGCGTTTGCTCTTGATGATGTAAGCGGCGGAGGTGTTGGCGGTGAAATTGCTATTCAGACTAATGCGTATAACATGGCTTGCGATAAACTTAAATCACTTGGCTGTGATACTGATAATGTAAATTATATTTTTTGCACTGATACACAATGGACTGATAAACGTTATTTCCTATGGGTTTTAAATACTGATAGTTTTGACCTTGAAAATTTTGTTTCTAAAAGCTTTGACGCAAGATTTTATTGTCAGGTTAATTATAACATGAATACTGGTAATATGCATATAGAACAGTCTGGAATTAACGCAGCATATTCCAATATTTCTTTCTATAATGCAACTGGCAACCCTGGGGGGCAATTTCATGTTGTTCATACAAATATTAATATCAGTAATAACGGCACTTCGTTGAATTATCCTGGTAGTCAGCCATATATAGCTTCTATCATTTATGATGAAGATAGCAAAAAATTTCTGTTTGATTTTGAACCGAAAAATGACAATGATATATACAACGTAAACATTGCCGTATCTAATCAATCAGAATGGGATTATCCTAATTCTGACGGCTGGTACTATCTCCCTATGGACACTTCGGGAGATTTCACGAAAGAAAACCCTTTGCATGGCTCAATCCCTCTGAATGTTATGCGTGACGGCATTATGCGGTATAACAGCAACAAAGATATTGAAAATACTGGCAAGCTTTATTTCTTCCTTATAGCGGCTAAGGGTAAGGGTGATGAAGCGTTATATAAGGATAGATTTTGCGCCGCAAGTTATGAGTACAGCCTTGTTGATACTGTAGATAGTCACAAGAAAGAGCCTTTCAGCGAAAAGAAAGACTATGAAGAATTTCCGTCATTGTCTGATTATATAGATACTGATTTTCCTGATATAAGGGATTACATTAACTTTGATATGTTTCATGACTTGGACGGCATAGCAGACTTTGTAAAAGCTGTTGTTGAATTTCTGTGGAACGCTTTCACAGGTTTCTTTCGTTGGCTGTGGGCAGCTTTGAAGTTTGTATTCTTTAATCTCTTAGGCGTTTTTGAATGGCTCGGCAAATGCTTGTGGACGATGATTAAGAATATCGGCATAGGATTGTATAATCTCGTGGTTGATTTGAAAAAGCTTGTGACATATCTTTTTGTTCCTAGTGCAAAAGATTTGAATGTGGCTATTGAAAGCAAGTTCCCCGCTTATGCGAAGTTGAGAAATGCTTTTCAGCAGGGCAAATCATCAGCGAATGCGGTTCAATTCACTCTTTTTGGCAAGACGTTTGACTTTAATATGAACGCTGCTCCTAAGGAACTTAAAAGTGCTTTGTTCAATGCGTCAACTATCGCTATGTACGCTATCTGTATTTATGCAACTATTAAAGCGTTGTTCCGCTGCTTTGGAATACAGTTACATGAATCAAGTGAAAGTGAGGGTGAATAATGATTACTGCGAAAATAATTGAATTGTTCTTTAGCCTGCCGTTCTTTAAGTCATTTACTATCTCGGAAGAGGCTTATGCAGCTTTAAAGGATATGATCTCATTCCTTTATCAGCTTGACCAATTCTTAAATCTGGAGTTGATGTTTGAAAGCATATTCTTTGTTCTCGGACTTCTGCTTATATCAGCACTTGTAAACTTTGTAAGGGGGCTTTTGTGATGTGGTCGGCATTTGCTAATATAAATTGGAAAGCTATGCTTATTCCGCTAGCTGTGGGAAGTGCTGTTGTTGGCGTTATCGTGCTTTTAATGCTTTTTGGAACGCCTGTCCTACACGCTTTCCCTTTGTCGGTCAAGGACACATTTAAGACTATTAGGAAACGCTTGAAAGGTGAAGAAGTTCCCTTCAATATGTATGGCTTGTATCTCTATAACGGCTTAGGCGGTCGAGGCAAAACTATAAGCATGGTGAAACGTGCACAAGAGGTCAAGAGCAGATTTCCGAAAGTGCTTATCTGTGCTAACTTTCATACGGAAGTGGCAGACCGTTTCTTCGATTGCTGGGAAGATATCCTGAACGTTGAGAACATTGATGAAAACGGCGTTAATCAAGGCGTGCTGTTTCTGTTTGATGAAATGCACTTGACTCTTAATTCTCAATCATGGAAAGATGCTCCGGACGAGCTGCTTGAATATATCTCACTGCAAAGGCATTTGCACAAGTGTATATGGGGGTCGGCTCAGGAGTGGAAACGCTGCACAAAGATAATTCGTGAACAGGTCAATTTTATCATAGATTGCAAGGCGTATTTCAATTCACGCCTTATCGTCAATAAATGCTATACAAAAGAAAACTACCTCATTAACGGAGAACAGGGCAGTGCAGGAACGAGAAAACGTCCAAAAGAATGGAAAGAAACATTCTGTGCTACTGATGAATTAAGGTCGCTTTATGACACAGAAGAAATTGTTAAGGGGCTGAAAATCGGTCGGACGAGTGAGCAAGAGAAAATAGCAAGCAGAATTTTAAAAGCTATGCAAGATTGATTCAGCCACGTGCACACGCTTTGCGTGTGCCGTGGCGAACAGCTTGCAAGCTTAGAAATTTGCGGTTATATACTTGATAATAACCGCAAATTTCCGTCAAAAACTAAAATGGCGGTGGGAAAATGGCAAATTTTTATGATTTACCCCCTGAGGTCGTTTTAAAAAATACTAAAACAAAAATCTACGCTGACGGCTCTTCGACAACAACTTATTGCAACAATTACATATTCGTTGACAAAAATCTTGAAGAATATCAGCAAAATCAGAAAATATTACAGCTTAAACGAAAATGGGAGAAATTTGAGAAATCTCAGCAGGAAGAAGATGTTCAAACAGATATGTTTGAGATAATCAAAAAGCCTGCAAAGGTTTCAAAAGAGGAAAGAGGGGAACGGACAGATATATTAAAGCGTGCAAAAGACAAGGTCTTTGATATAGCCTTTTCAAATGAGTGGGCGTATTTTCTCACTATCACTTTCAATGGTAGTGAATACGATTTTTCTAATGCTGATTTTGTTAAGAAAAAACTTAGGCGGTGGCTTGAAAATCAGGTCAAGCGGAAAGATATGAAATACTTGCTCATTCCTGAAAGGCATAAGAACGGCGGTATACATTGCCACGCTCTTATCAATGATTGCTTTGATATGGTCGATTCGGGCACAAGGCTTGTAACTGGATATAACAAGCCTGTTACTTTAAAGACTATAGAGGTAAAGAACTTGCACGTTAGAAACGTTGTGTATAATATCCCTGAATGGAAATACGGCTTTTCCACGGCTATTCCTGTGGAGAATAATTCGGCGGCTCTTGCGTTCTATATCACAAAATATATAACAAAGGGCAATAATAAGATATTCGGCAAGTATTATTGGAGTAGTCGAAATTGTAATCGTGACCCTCAGATCATATACAGTAATACCGATTTTGATAGCGTTTCAAAGTCGGCTATTACAAAACCTTATACCTCTAACCAGTATAAGTACAATACAAATGTGAATATCATACCGAACTTTGAAGAGGTTTCATCTAGGTTTGATAATATAGCAGATTTCCTTGATTATATTTACTCTGATGAGTATCGCAAGGAATATGATGATTATTTTGAAAGGAGTGAACTAAATGAATGATGAAATGCTTATTGCTTTTCAACGTTTTCTATCTGATACTTGCAGGATTAGTTATAATGCTTATCTTTCTATCTCTGAAAACGTTCAGCAACAAATCCTTGAAAGCTTTTATAATAACGATTGCAATTCTGATATTGTCAGGGCTTTACGTAATACTTCGCCTGCAACTGAATCAAAAAGTTTCCTTGAATATCTCCGCAAGCACAGACTTTCAAGAGCCGTCTTTCATCAGCTTGATAACGTGACAAAGGTAAAAATCTATAACAACTATCATCAAGAAAGGACCTTGGCAAAATGATAATGAGCATTGAAAACATTGACACGGATAAAATTTTGTTCTGTGACTATATCATAGTATGGAATAATGAAACGTGTTATAGAAAATCTCCGTCAACCTATGACGGTTATGTAGGTATCATAACAAAATACCTTTACCCTTATTTCAAGAGTAAAGGACTTAGGCTTGTTGATGTCAAGCCTATGCATATAGAGGGATACCAAAGGCACATACTGCATGATACAAGGCTTTCTGTGAACACGCTCCGCAAGCATCATGAAGTCATGCGTGCTTGTCTGAATTATGCATATAAGAATGATTTTATAAGCAAAAATCCTTATACGGCGTTTTCACTCCCTCGAAAGGTGGAGAATGAAATGTCATACTACACAGAAGAGCAACTGTTGAAACTCTTGCGTGCAGCTTATGGCACACAGATAGAAAGCTTTGTGTATCTCGCTGTGTGGTTTGGACTTCGCAAGTCCGAGATACTTGGTTTGCGTTGGGATAATGTTGACTTCCTCGGGCGTTGTCTTTATATCCGTGAAACAAGAACTAGGATAAAAGACTATAAGTCAGGGCATTGGGTCGAAAGTCAAAACAAGAGAATGAAAACTGTAAAATCTCGCCGTGAATTTCCTCTAAGTGATGAACAACTTGACTACTTGCATAAGCTTTATGGCAGACAAGCTCCACTGTGCAAGGCAAGGAATTATGTGTGCGTGAACGCTGAGGGTGTACCGCTTCACTATGATTATGTACTGCACGCCTTTCAAGACTTGCTCCGCAAGAACGATTTGCCTAAAATTCGCATACATGACCTTAGACACAGCAATGCAACGCTTATGCTTAACAGCGGTTTCAGTATGAAAGAGGTTTCGGAGTGGCTCGGTCACAGTACATACAAGCTTACTGCTGATACATATACTCATGTATCGGTTGAGAATAAAGCTCAGATGTCGAAAACGATAGGCTATAAGCTTTCACCTTATAAGGGTGATAACTTATGAGTGTAGCACTTACGGCTTATTCAGGGGTGTTTCTGCTTTATGTGAGCTATGTTCTTGAAATGATTATTGAGAATTTTGAAAGGAATGTTGAAAATGAAAGAGTTTAATTTTTGGTGTAAGGAAAATACTGATTTCGGTAAGTGTGATAATAAGAAATGCGGTTTTTTTGAGTGCGGCTGTTATGGTTATTGTGATGAATGTGTTTATCATTTTACGGATTCAACTGTTTGTGAAAATTGTTCCGCCCCTCAATTTATGAGAGATTATGCAAAACAGCAGGAAAATGATTAATAAAAAAATGCAGGGGCTTAATGCTCCTGCATATCTTTTTCGAGTAGTTCAATTATAAGGGCGTTCAGGCTCTTGCCCTGCCGTTCTGCATGGGCTTTGTATTCTTCTCGTTTGCCCTTTGGCATTCGTAAAGATACTTGGTCATATGCTTTTGAAATATATTTGCTTGTGGCTTTCTTTTGTGCTTCGCTTACCATGTTATCACCTCTTTGCTCTATTATATCATATAATTATAATGCTATCAATATACAATTTCAACATATAATGCTAGCAAATTTCATGCAAAATGCCTATTGATATATTGCTAGCAATATGGTATAATGTATACAGACAAAGGGAAAGCGGATAACCCATAAACCGCAGAAAGGGTGATTAAAATGAGAGAAGTTGCAATTGTTTTTGATGAATATAATAATGAAATATTCTTTGGTGAAACTGTTGGCGAATGTCATAATTATTGTGCTACTCACAATATCACTGGTGAACACGGCGAATATATTGGCATAGGAGTTTTTTATGAAAACACAAGATATTTTGAACTCGAAGATTATGAGGGTATATAAAATATTAGAAAGGATTGATTTATATGGAAAAACTTGAAACTATTGATAATTATTATATTCTTGCTTTTGCGTATCGTGTTTATAATGCAAAATGGATAAAGGAATGTCTTATTTTGGAAAATAATGCTAATGATGTTATTGCAAACGAAAGAGAAGAAATGCTAAGTAGGATATGCTTTCAGCTTATGTATGCAATGGATTCATATTATGAAAAAGGTTTGATTAATCTTACTGCTATATCCGAATATGATATTTATCAAGCCGCTTATAGTTATACCCTTGATTTACTCGAAAAAAATCAATCGAATTTAATTTGGTCTAAGTCTGCTCTTGAAAATTTTGCTTCTGAATTACATAAAAAATTATAGCGCTTGAAAATCTTTAGCACTATTCAACAAAAAAAAGGCTGTCGCAAGTGCAACAGCCTTTTCACTTTGGTTGCGGGAGACCGCAACATATTTTTCCCACGATACTTTTCAAATTTTTATATTTTTTTCAAAGATAGAAAAAAACAGCCGCCTCAGATTGTTCCGAGACGGCTGAACTACTATCTGATATACTTTCTCCGACCGCAACGTATCTTCTGAACAATACGTTGCGCATGCCTCCAATCTTTTTCCGATATCAACGGCTCATAATCACCCTGATATAAATGCCCCTTAAAGCTGTAATAGCCAATGTAAACAGGGCGTGTTACTATTTTCTTTATCGACTCAGCGTTAAATGAACTTCCTCGTCGCCCATGATGTCCCATTGCGTTAACTATCTCAGCTACAGGTAGATAGGACTGATACTCAATGAACTTTTGGAAAATTAACCGAACAACTTCTGCCTCTGTTTCATTGATAGTAAGACTATCCTTTCCGTCTAGGTCATAGCCTAAAACGTCAGAGCAAGTCCGCTTCCCCTGTGAAGCTCTTTCAGCAAGCGCAAATGAAACCCTTTCAGCCGTCAATTCTCTCTCCATTTGGGCGAAAACACCAAGTACGCCCATCATAGCACGACCTGTCGGTGTAGATGTGTCGAAACCCTCTGTGCAACTTATTATGCTGACGTTACGCTTTTGCAGTTTAGCCCATGTATCGTACAAATCTGCAACGGACCTTGTGAAACGGCTTAACGCCCATATCAATATAATATCAAATTCACTGTTATACGCCGCTTCAAGCATAGCTTGACACGCTGGACGGTGTGTAATATCTTTTGCACTTATACCCTCGTCGGCATATACATTGTATACCTCATAACCTCTTGTGGCACACCATTCTGTTAGTGTCTTTCGCTGAGCAGAGAGGGAGTACCCCTCTCGTGCTTGGTCCAGCGTTGACACCCTTATATAGACTGCCGCTTTCATAGCGCAAGCAAGCCGTCTATTTCGGCAATTCTTTTGAGAAGCTTTTCACGCTCTGCTTTTAAGCTTTCCACGTCTATATCAGATACGAGCTTAACGCCCTCATGGTCCTTTATCTTACTGTAAATTGTTTCAGGCACGCCCTTAACACGAACGATTGTACCCTCATCAGCTGATATCCTGGGATTTTTGGCAGAGCCGCCCGAAGTGGCAAATCCACCGCTTATAAGCATTGCATTGTCAGAGAAAATAACTTCTCTATCACGATAGAGTCTTTTCAGAACAACGATTGAGCCAACTCTGATTTCTCCGTCCTCGTAGCCCTCTGTATAAGTGTCGAGGTCAAGATCTACTGTGACAGTGCTGACCGCACCAAGCTCTCCACACTCACCGTAGCATTCTATGAGCAACGCCTTGACGGCTTCCTTGTTCTCCTCTGGAAAGACCCAGCAAGGGGCGTTCCACTTACCCTGTATCTGCTTTGCCCCTGCGACAAAGCTTTTGTTGTACGGACTGTTGACCTTGATTTTCTCGTTTTCAACTGTAACTTTCATGTTTTTTTACCTCCGAATATTTAATCACTTTTTTCTGAAAAATACGATTACGGCTGCTACAAGAATGATTATCTCAGCCACATTAAGAATAATGCTTACGATCTCCATTTGACATTTCTCCTTTTGTGTGATATAATATCCGCAGCGGAGAGCCTTTCGGCTCTCTTGCGGAATTCCTCTTTAGTCTGTGAGCTTATCAATAAGCTGTATCAAACTGTCTAAGAGGTTTAAACTTACCTGAATGATAAGCAGCTTTAGGACGGTCGCATTATCTTCAGGTTGGCGGCTCTTTTGAGCCGCTTTTTTCTTTTTCTTACCCATTGGTTTCACTCCTTTCGTTCTTTTCTGATATTATTATACACCTTTTAAACGTGTATGTCAATGCTTTTGGAATATAAATATACACGAAAATAAAGTGCATATTTTGTATATATTGTACACTTTACAAAAGAGCATATATGTGATACTATTATTGTGAGGTGATATAATGATAAGAATAAAAATAGATGTATTGCCACGTCTTAAAGAAAATGGGTACAGCACCTATAAGCTAAGAAAAGACGGCATACTTTCCGAAAGCACTATCCAAAAGTTAAGAGAACGCAAGGTAGTATCGTTTGAAACCATTGACTGGCTCTGTGGCACTTTGGATTTACAGCCGGGCGATATAATCGAATACGTGAAGTGTGATAGCAACGATAAGTATGATTATCTTCCAATCACAACTGATAAAAAGGAAACTGCTATCGAAAAACAAGAAGAATGTGATAAATTTAAACAGCAAATAGCAGCGCCTTATCGTAGTAATACTGATAATAAAGACGATGGCGTAGTTCCATGGTAGGATTAATAGTGGCGGCATTTGTTAAAGACAAAACTGAATATTAAGTAAATCAGCCGACAAGGAATAATCCCTGTCGGCTGTCTTACTGTCTACTTTATCTTCTTTGTAATCTCATCGCCAAGCCGTTTGATGAAGTTCACGCCTGCAATGCCATTCTCGCTGTATCCCCACTTTTTCAGCAAGGTATTAACTGCCTTTGCAGTACCTTTTCCGTATGTACCGTTCTTATCCATACCTACGTTGTGGAGTTTGACCGCCTTTGCAAGAAGCAACAGCTCCTTGAGCGCAAGCACACCGCTTGTTTTGTTGCCCTGCTTGTAGCCTGTCTTGTCAAGCACTTTCGCACTTATCTTGCTCTGGTTCTTTGGTCTCAGGAAGCCTGCAATGTGGTCATAAGTATGCTTGACCTTAGTGCAGGCTTTTCCGCTCCAGTTTTGGTCATACGAATAAAAATAACTCGTATTGCCCTCACCGGTGCAGATGGCTATGTGACCCCAGCCACCATTCAACGTGCCTGACCATATCGCTACATCGCCCTTTTTCGGCACGAAACTTGGTGTGTTCTTTACCTTTGTGAAATTTGCCTTCAGCCAAGTATTTTTGTCAAACAAATCCCAAAAGTGATGTGCGTCATACCAGAAATTCTTGATACCTGAGCCGAAGACCTCGTTGAAATATGCCGTTGCAAGGTCTACACACTGTTTGCCTGCTGCGCCGTCATAGTTAACAGCTACACCATTGTGCTTCTTGATAAACTCATCATATGTCATTTTCTATTCCTCACTTTCGTTTGTATCCACTTTGCTTTCAACTGTGATTTTCAGTTTGTGTACGATTTTCACCAAGAATGACGGCAATGGTATACCTATCACCGCAAGATTTTCAAGAATGGAAATACATTCGTTGATGATAAACCATATCGTCACGATCAGGCCGAAGTAAAAGCTGACGTTTACCTCAATGCCTATCTGTGAAAGTCCTGAGATAAAGAGCCAATCAAGCACGCCCGACACCGCCACCACAAATATGTAGCCGACCTTTTTAAAAAGCCCTTTAAGACCGACACGGCTTGACAGCTCGCCCCTGTTCCATGCTTTCCACATACCTGTAATGTAATCAATGATCATCACAAGCACCAGAATGACTATAGGTATCGCCATAACACGGAAATACGCTGACAGCCCTGCGGCTATTGCTGATATGATGATTTTTGTTGTGTTTTCTTTCATTGCTGTTCCTCGCTTTCGTATGTTTGTCCCGTGATTGTTGTATACTCCTCCGCCGTGATCCACTTACCGACAGCAGCGTGTACCATAGCAGCCGACCACAAACGGTTGTCATAGTATCTCTTGACCTTGACGTAGTTCTTACTCATCGCCGCTCACCTCCAACTCAACACCGTTCAGCATAGCCAAAAAATCGACGTTTGCCTTTATTCTGTCTATCTCGGTTACTTTGGGCTTGCGAAAATTGTCTTCCGTCAGTCCCAGTTTGTCAGCCATTTTCTTTTGTAGCTCCGTCATGTTGTACCTCCTATCTCTGACAGTTTCACGATGTATTCCTCTTCTGACGGCACTGGTATCAGATAGCTGTCATTGCCGTTTTTGAACGTGATTGAACCGCCTGCTTCAACTGTTAGATTTCTCAGAAAATCATCGTCAATTAGGGTTGAAATATCCGTGATTATAGGGTTTGCTAATTCATAGTACAGGATTACGCCCTGCATTGCCTGTTTAAATGCGGCGGTATCGGTGTAGGCGGTGTCTTTGACCTGAATCTGTGAAACTACGGTAACTCCGTCTATTGCGAGTGTTTTATCAACAAATACATGGGAATTTCTTGCAACTGTTCTATATTTACTGCACAACGCATTATAAATGGTTGATCCAAATTCACCTAGATATTTAAAATTGAGATGGTCCGCAGGTGCGTAGAAATGATTTCCAACACCGGAAGTCGTGTTAAATTTCCAATCCAGCGTCCCCAAGTCAACGCTGCCGACACATTGAACATATTTCTTGTTCTCATAGTCCACATAGTTTCGTGCCGTTCCTGCCGACCAGCCGTAGCCAGGCAGTGCCTTGATTGCGTCGGGGATTGGATAAACGTTGCTGTGGTAGGGGGCATAGGCTGGCATGGTATCTGGTTTGTATATACCGCCCACAAGCATTATATCAAATGCGTCAGCTATTGATTGCATGGTTTCTTTGTTGCCTGGATAACAAACCACCATAATTTGTGTTGAATCGGTCATTTTACTAGAATCTGTTTTAGTCTCTACTACACCCTGCGATGTTATCAGCCAGTTTGCCATCGTGTTGCCACGAGTATACGCAATTCCAAACGACACATTTGTCGGACACGTTTTTCCGTCTTTCAGGGCTATTTGTAGTGTTTTATTTGTGTCAATTTCAAAACCGTAATACAGACCTAATGCTGCACATTTTTCAACATCAAACAAATTTCGTCCCTGCTCAACGACTTCTGTCACCCCAGTGCTGACAATTTCACCAGCATTATATGGATAATAGGCAGCTGGGAACATGGCTTCAAATTCTTCCACAGTTGTGGGCTCGTTGCCTGAACCGAACATGGCGGTGAGGTCAAATAGCTGTGGTGTGATTTGAAAATTCACAGTAACGTCAGCGTCAAGACGTAATCGCATCTCTATGGCGTTGTCTGCATTTGTAAATATCGTGCCTTTGCCGTATTCGTAGAACCTTTTGTCTGTTTCAGATTCGTTATTATAAAAACCATTAAAATTAGATAATTCGGCTGTATCACTAGCATGGGAATGAAAAAGATATTTGTGTCCTATGATTGCCGTCTGAACAGGTACAATTCTTAGAAAAACTACATTTGTTGACGTTCCACTAATCTGTAGTGTTTTGTCAGTTAGCTTTGCTCCTGTAACACTCGCAGATTTTGCCTCTATCAGTTGTGATACCAACTGATTCCACACCAAACTCTTACCACCCACAGACTTCACGCTCATCAGCTTCGCCCCTGTCGGGACTGCCTTAGCATATGCCGTATCTGTGTCTGTTTCAAATTTATGGGTTATGCCGTTGCCCAAGTCATACAACGCATTTACCCTACGTTGTAACTCTTTGTCCGTCAGCTTTACCGCAGAAATTTCAGCCGTGTTTTCGGCAATCTTTCCGACCGCTGTTGTGTAGTCATCTGGCAGACTGTCAGCCACCGCCTGTGCTGTCTGTGCGGCAGTTTCAGCGGCTGTTCTGTCCTCTGCGACCTGTGCGGCATGGTCTGCCACTGTAGCCTTGTCGGCTGTTACTTGTTCTGCCAACGTCTGCACCGCCTGTCTGTCTGCCGCAGTGCTGTCAGCATTGGTCTTGGCGGTTTTAGCATAACCAGCCGTTATAGTCTTATCAGCCTCTGTCTGCTGTGCTGATGTTGCCGCCTGGGCAGCTGATACCTTGGCATTATTCTGTGCTGTGACCGCCTCAGCACGTGCGGTTTCTGCACCCTGTCTTGCAGTGTCTGCCTGCGTAGCGGACGTTTCAGCAGATGCCTTTGCGGTCTCAGCACGTTTCGCTGCCTGTTCTGCGGTGTCGGCTGATTTCTCTGCGGCTGTGGCAGATTTAGCGGCGTTATTTGCCGCTGTTGTCGCTGTTTCTGCGGCGGTGACGGCTGTCTGCATATCTGCGTGCGTCTGCCTGCCTATGGCGTCTATGCGGTCTAGTGCGTCAGCTGCCACACTTGGTGACGGGATAGCTGTATCACCGATAGCCGCACCTATTCTCAGGCGGAAAATTCGTGATTTTTTTACTAGGATATATTCCTGTCCTGACAGTTTTTTTGCACATATCTGACAGCTGATTGTCTGCGCTGACCGCAGTATATCTGCAGTTGGCGTCCATGTGCCGCCTGTAATATCGACCTCATACTGAACGCCGTTGCTGTAGTCTATCGTTAACATATAGCGGTCTGCACCGTCTATCTCCATGCCCTCGACAGACACAGGACGGGCATTCGTTTCACCAACGTAGCCCAAAAGGGCTGTGTTCACGACTACATTGTAGTCTTCGTTGATTTTTATGTGCATTGATATTCCTCCTTTCTATGGCTTTGTTACGATCCAGTCAATAATATATTCACCCTGTGGAACGGTAGCACTTGCACTTTCTGCGTTCGTCAGCGCTACTATCAAATTGTTGCTTGTGAAAAATGTTTCTACACACAGCCTTCTCGCTTTTGGTGCCGACACCTCCCGCAGACTACAGATGACCTGCGTGTTCTGAGTCGGTGTGAACGGCAGATTCAAAGTCGTTGTGGCCAGTGCCGTCTCTGACGGTACGATAAGGGTCTGAGATCCTGCTGGCATATTCATTTCATTGATTGCGTTCTGTGTGGCGTTCAATGCGTCGACAATAGCCTGTCGGACGTCTCGACCTGTATATGCTGTTGCCACCTGTGTGACCTCTAAACTTATATCAATTGCTTTTGCCATAATCATTTCTCCTATTTTCTTGCTGACATTCCACTAATCGTGTCAATCTTGTCGCCAAATGTCAGCACATTCTGTGATCTGTCATTGATGTCGATGCTGGTGCCGATGCACCTCAATACCTCGTCGATGCCAAGGTAGCTATTGACTACGCGATACCTGCAGCCAACTGCAAAGCCGTCTAGCTTCTTATCAATGTCAATAGCCGATACCTCATACTGAACTTTTGCTGCTTTTAGTGCTCCGGCACATACTCTGCCGGCTCCAGACAATGCGCCTGGAGTGGTGATATTGTCGAATACCATAGTTCCAGCGTGTACTCCGTACCGCTTTATCAGCTGGTCATTGTCAATATACTTCGTTGCTCCCGAAAGCGTCACACGTTCGCCCGTATCATCGTTGATGACAGCACCTAACGGATACAGTCTTGTGATGATCTCACTTGGGTCTATCGCCTGCGTGATAGATCGCATATTCCTTCCTAGTTGTATCTTTTTATTGCTGAACTCTGAAAATTCGTTTGCTATGAAGTCGAAAAATCTAATGCCTCCTTTGCCGATGCGTACCCTCATTTCACCTCTGATATCTTCACCGGAAATCAGGTTTTTCGTCAATTCTGAGAACGTGTCTTCATATCCTGGATTAAATGTGTGCTGCACTTGCGAACAGTTAATATTGCCAATATGTATCTGCTTGTAGCTTTCAACAGAATTATTGTGTGCTGAAAGTAGTGTGGCTATATACGTTCTTATTGTGCACTTTAGCTGTTTGATAATTGGTACACTATCTTTCAGAAAACACAAACCGCCCTCGCAGACAACTTGTTTGCCAATCTCGCCACTATCAGTCATGTATGGTGATATCGTCAGTACTCTGCCATCGAATATCAGGCTTTCCTTGTCGTAAACCTTTATCAACGATGTCAGTTCTTTTAAATCGGAGTAGTAGCTGTTGTCGGGATATATGTTGAACGTAAATGTGTCAATAGCGTTTATTTCTTTGGCGATGGTTCCTGTCAGCTTGTTGGTTCTGACAGAACCAGTTTCGTGAAGCGTCTTTGCATCATCGAGTGTAACTAACATAGTATTTCCTCCACCAGTTCGATTTCAAGTGAACCAGATCCGTATAGAGCTAAGACATTTGTGCCAGGTTTGACGACGAAATTTTGCATTCTAAACGTTGATTCAGTTTCTTTGTATAGGTTTTCTGTGAGGGTATGACCGTTGAGATCAAGCATTGTCAATCCTCGTTTGTCCTTATCGTTAGCATTTTTGTGATACCTTAAGCTCGGAACTATGTCATCTTTGGCATAAGAATAGAAGTATAGTACCCCCGGCTGGGAATGATAGCCGTCTGTGTGTGCTATGCAGGAGAGAGGCATCTGATTGAGGCAATCATCGTCGAATGAAAAAGTGTCCCACGCTGTGTCTGCAAAGTCGTCAGAGACCTTATATGGTGCTACATCGAAAGTGACCTCGAGAGTAGCTGTTATGTCATCTTCACCAAGGTTGGTCTCAACAGTTCTACACTTGCCGACAAAATGATAGTTCTCGGAATAGTTGTCATAGATATTCTGCTGTGGAGCTTCACATAACCAGCTCTTGATCTTCTCAATCCTGCGGAGCAGTGTGACAGGTTCTGTATCAGATACGAACATCTTGTATGATACTTCGGTGTCGTCAAAATAAAAATTGCCGTCATAGTCAGACAGGTCAATACTGCCGTTGCGATAAGGTACAGTCACTTTGATCTCACGCTTCTTCGGCTCTGCAACTGTTGCACTGATTATTCTGATTTTAAAATCCTCATACGACTTTTTGCCATTAAATCTGATTTGTCGTGTCATACTGCACTACCTCTTTTCTTTCTCGCAGCTCTTTCGCCAAGCATTACATCTATAAATGGAACTGTTTCCTCTGCAATCACTTTCCCATTCGGGAATACTATCACGTTATGAATAGTCTCGGGCATTTGTCTGACTGTTGGGACGACCTGCGTGTTTTCTGTGGCGCTTGTTGCTGCTTTCTGCGTGATACTGTGGGTATATGATCCATTATATACCGACCTTGCGACCCTATTCGTATCGCTGTATGTATTTCGCATATTCTCTGACAGTATCTTGTCACCAGTATTGGTATAGGCTTTGATGATATCGTCCTCTGATGACTTCCAGCCTTGGATCTCACCCTGCGCATTCATTTTCGATATATTTTCAAATGCCTTTGAAGGGGAGTGTATATCATATACCCCCTTGACCGCCGCAAGCACTGCGTTCGCTCCACTTGTTGCGGTATCAATGACAGACTGCTGTGCAGACAGTATGCCTTGTTGCATACCTAACATCATTGCCGCACCTGTTTGTTTCCATACGTCTGATATCTGGCTTATTTGGTCACGCTTTAAAAGCGTCTTTATGGTTTTATCATACTGCTGCCTGAGCTTGTCAAATTCTGATGTTGCTATCTTCTTACAGTCACCCATGCACTCTTCCCACATATCACTGTACTTTTTCAACTCAGGCTGTGACATGGAAAGTAACGCCTTTATCTTGCTTGCAGATTGCGGACCTGCTTTCTGCAAGGTCTTAATAAGACCTTTATTCACGCCTCTGTCTGCAAGCGTCTTGATATCATCAGACCAGCTTGCCATGCCGTCAAGATTGGATTCCAAATTCTGCATAAGCTGTTCTGCGGATATCTCAGCACCGCCGTTGAATTCGTCGAAGAGGTTAAGATTGTTCTGCAATTCTTCCGTTCGTTTCTGGACGGCTTCGTCATAGCTCTTATTCATCTCAACTATTGCGTCAACAGTTTCTTGTGATACCTTGTGTAAGCCGTCTTTATACATGACAGTGCGGTTATAGATCGTATCTACCTTTTTTGCATTGTCCTCTACGGCCTTTGAATTGTCTTCGAGAGCAGAAGAATGCTCAGAAACGTACTTGGAGGCGTCAGCATAGTTAGAGTCCAAGCGTTTCAGTTCGCTATTGATATCATAGTATGAATTCTGAAGCTCATTTCCAGCTTTCTTCAGCTCTTCAAGCTTGGTCTTCCACTGCTTTGTGCTGTCTGTTCTGTCAATTTTTCCAAGCTTGCTTTCTCTTTTATCAAGCATTTCTTGAACTTTAGCCTGAGCTTGCTGATTTTCCGTGATTGCTTTCTCGATGTCATTGCGCTTCTGCTCAGCCTTATAGAGGTCTTCTGATATAGCGACCATATCTTTCTGAGCTGCTTCGACAAGAAGCTGTTCTTTCTTTGCTTCTATGCACTCATAGACAGCGTCCTTATTGTTGAGAAGCTTGCCTGTCTGATTGTCAATCTGAAGATTAAGGTCAGGAATTGCGCTGTTCAGCTGGTCCACAAGAGCTTTCATTTCTGACTTCTCGTCATTAGATAAGCTCTCGGCGTCAGAAAGCTCAAAAATTCTATCTGCAAGACTTTTATAGCTGCTATACTCGGCTTCTATATCTGTCTTGGCTTCTTCTCTCTGATCTGCGGCTTTCTTCATGGAGTCTGTCAGTTCATTCGTGCTGTCAACCAACGCCTGCTCTTCGTCATTGAGGACTTTTGTTGAGTCAGCGGCGTCGTCTGCTGACGTAGCATAAGCGACTATACCACCAACTGTAATGCCTGCTAGGGTTGCTATTGCGCCCCATGGCGTAGCCGCATTGACTGCATTGAACATTTCAGTTGCGGTCTTGGCTGACTTCACGGCTGAGGATAATTCTTTGAAACCTGTGACGGCGGCAGATACTGTTGTAACGGCTTTTTGTGTCAGCATAGCTGTTGCAATGCCCGTCAGTCCGCCAATAACAAGGTTAGAGTGTTCACAGAAGAACTTTATGCCGTCAATGAGGATTGGCAAAGAGCCTTTGGCAAACTTGGCGCCTGTTTCGACTAAATCTCCAAGGGCGTTGCCCATATCGTCAAATTCGTCACTAAGGTCACCGTCCTTGATATCCTTGGTAAGCTCGCTGAAAAGCTCTGAGCCTTTTTCGGCGGCGTCTTCGAGTGGGGCACTGAACTTATCAAAAATAGTTATGCCAAGGGATTCAAGGGAAGAGTCCATTATAGCCAGCTTACCCTTAAGATTGTTATTCATGGTGTCAGCCATTGTCTGACACGCTCCGTCGGCGTTATCTACCTGAGCTTTCAGGTCATCGAAAGACCCGCTCATGCCTTGAAGCATGGCATTAACGGACGATAAGTCTGTCTTATTGAAAATATCGCTAAGCGCCTTGGTCTTCTGGTCATCTGAGAGCTTGGAAAGCTTGGCGTTAAGGTCTCCGAAAATATCGTTGATATCTCTGATATTTCCCTCACTGTCAGCCACGCTTACGCCCAGCTCTTTCAGCTTGGTGGAAGCAACGTCTGTCGGTGATGTTAACGACAAAAGCATATTTCTGAGATGTGTGCCGCCCTCTGCACCCTTGATACCGTTGTTCGCCAGTATTCCAAGAGAGGTGCACATTGTATCAACGTCCTGCCCTGTGGATTTGACCGTACCGGCACACTGGAGAATGCCCTCACCAAGCATAGCAACTGTGGTATTAGATTTTTGGGCTGTCTTGGCCATCATGTCCATATAGCCGTCAAGGTCACTCGTCTGCAACTGTAGTGCTGACATAGTATCCGTTACCATGTCAGTGCAGGACGCAAGGTCCATGCCTGAGGCAGTGGCAAGATTAAGAACTTTCGGCAGTGTTTCAACCGCCTTATTTACGTCATATCCTGCAAGAGCCAAGTAATTAAGAGCGTCAGCGGACTCCGAAGCGGTATACTTTGTAGTCTCACCACACTCACGAGCGGCGTTCTCTAACTTTTGATAGTCCTCAGCGCCTGTGCTGACCTGCTCTGCGGTCATGCCCATTGTCGCCGCCACATTGGACATAGAACTTGAAAAGTCTATACCAACTTGTGCACAGCTTTCCGCCGCTTCCTTGGCGGCATTAGCTATAGCTTTCAGCCCCTCAACTGCAAGATTAGCAGAGAAAACGTCCTTGAAGACACTGCCTGTCTGGTCAGCTTTATCACCAAGGTCTTTGACCTTATCTGACGTATCCTTGGCTTCATTGCCAAGCTCCTTGGTGCTATCATCTGCGGTCTTGGTCTGATCTCGCAGTGTGTTCAGCTTCTTCTTGGTCTTTTCAAGTTCTTCCTGATACTTAAGATATGACTCAACAGGAAGTTCGCCTTTCTTATATTGCTCGTTGATATCTTTCTCGTTTCTAATGAGAACGTCAAGCTTTGTTTTTGTTGCTTCGATAGCCTCGCTCAACAACTTCTGCTTCTGAGCGGTGTATTCAACGTTAGTCGGGTCAAGCTTTAAGAGTTTGTTGACGCTGTTCAGATTTTTTGTAGTCGAATTGATATCGGCATTAAGCCCTTTCATGGCGGCAGTATACTCAGACGTATCACCACCGATTTTGACGTACATACCTTTGATTTTCTCATCTGATGATGACTTAGCCATTACTCACCCTCCCATGCCTTGATTTTTGCAAGATACTTTTCATATCGTTCTTTGCTGATTTTTCCCTGCTTATATCGTTCTTCCACAACAGGCAGGTTTGCTTTCAGTTCTTCGTATTTAATTTCGGGGTCAATGACCTTTTTGCCGGCGGCGATTAATCGCTGTCGGTCATAGGCGCAGGCATAGTTCACTACCATACCATACGTCATGCGGTCTAAATCAGCGACAGTAAGACCCCTGTTTATAACAAGAGAGATGACCTCCTCCGATTTGAGAGGCCGATCATCTCCGCTTTTACTGCCGCTTATGGATTTTTTCTGTCAACTTTCATATTTGCCTGCAGTATAGGCATAACCTGATTATAGATATCATCAACAGGAAATGCACCATAGGCGAAGCTGTCAAGCCACGTCTGAATAGGCGGTATACTATCATCATAAGTCTTGGCAAGCACCCATAGGGTGCGGTATTCGACCTGTTGAACAAAGGCACCCTTACCGAACTGATGAACCTTGACAACGTCCTCAAGATACTCCGTGCCGAATGCTTCCTTGTATCGATAGAAAAGGCCTGCTGTAGCCTTGAAGCCTATCTGCCTGCTGTCTATAGTCAGGACTAATGTATTGCTCATTGTCATTCACCCGGGGTGTAGGTGTACTCAGGAAACTTTGTGAGTACTGTGTTACCCTTTATACGGAAACGTGCAATGTGTCCTTTCTTGTTGTTGACAGTAGCCTCAGCCGGTGACGGCTTGCAGGCAATCTTATGCTCTGTATACTCATAGTCCATACCGCTGTCTTCCTCTGTCTTAACTGAGAATTTCGTGCGATCTGTAGTATAGCAGTAAGGGAAAACCTCGGTGTATCCCTCGGCTTCTGATGTTGACTCATACTGTACGATCAAGCCGAACTTTGGTGCTTCTCCTGTTCTTGCTACTTCGACCAGTGTGCCGTTTTTCTCTTCGATGACATTTCCGTACCAGTCTTTCTCAAGATCATCACACAGGTCAAGTGTGGTGATAGTTCCCTCGTAACCCTGATTAGTCTGACCTGCGAATGCTACTACGCCGTCAGCCCATACCTCATTGCTTGATGACTTCGGGTCAAGGCTTACCTGACGGGTGCCCGAAAGCTTTGTCTTATGATACTTAAGTTCTCCATATGTGATAGTTGTCGCACCACTGACATCTGTAGACTCTGTAATCAGTGCATGGGCAACGGCTTTCACTGTTCCTTTCATTAATATTCCTCCTTGCGATCGAATTCGTATACCCACATATCCATTTGCTGATCCTGCCCCAGATAGCCTGCGGCGACTGAGAAACATATGCCCTTATCCATAAGGGCGTTCTCAAATAGGATATGTGTTTCTTCATCTTCCGGCTCGCAGTATATTTCAACTGCAATCCGTGGGATAACTGCGACAGTTCTTCCGTCTGCAGATATCGTCTGAGGTGTCTTGTTTATCCATGTTGCGAACGGCAATTCCGTTTCCACTGGAAAATCTATCTTAGCAATCCTGTCCGCAGGAATGCCCGAAAGTGATATAAGTTCTGTCAATGTCATTTCGACTTCTCAATCTCCTTTCTGATGTTTTCCGGTAATTTTTCTTCGGCATACTCTTGTCCGTAAATCATGTGCGGATAAGCTTTCGCCTTAAACGGAAGCGTTCTGCCACCACGCTTCATAGCATGGCCATACTCCAGCAGGTGTGTGAGAAGATACTGCTTATTCTTCTTGAAATTCACTATCTGCCGAATGTCGAAAGAGTCCTCGTATTCGGTGCTAACTGTAAGCGCCTTGGCATACTTGCCGGAGCGGTTATTGAACGTGAAGTGTTCTTGGACGACCTTGCGGGTTTCCTTTGCGGTCTTCTTAACGGCTCTTTTGGCGGCTTCATTAACACGTTGACTTTCTTGCTGAAATGCGTGCTGTAAAGCCTCAGCCATCTCATCAGGACTCATTGACATGGATTTCTAACCTCTTTTTTCGCTTTTCGATTGATAACTGCCAAGCCTGCGGCTTAGCGTCCTTTATCATCTGAACTTGAATGACGTTATACTGGTCGCCGTTTATTATCACAATGTCAGTCGCCTGCAGCTCGGCGATAAGTGGTATTCTTATCACCTTATCACAGCGGTGCTGATACTCAGCGGCTTTATAGAAACGCTCTGAGCCGACGGTACGATTGTCATATCTTATGCCTGCTTGCTTGATTTTCAAGCTATTGGCATTGATGATAGTTGCCATAGTGCATATTCCGTCATTGAACGTCTGCCGCTTGCTTATCATACGCTTCCTCCTGACATCTCCTCAATCTGACATCTTGCTCTCAGAGCGAAGAGCTGAGAGCGATAATTTTTTTCAAAGTCCTCGAAGCAATCGTTATATATATATCTGCAGCAGTCGATCAGAAGCTGGGCGTCGCCGTTGATATTTTCGTCAACGTTGATATCCAGCACCTGACCTGCATATCCGTTAAGTACTCCTATAGCACGTGCTATAATGCTGTTTATCTTTCTGTCAGTAGCCTCGTCTGACCAAGTTATGTTCAGCTGATTTTTAACTTCCTCGAATAATGCCTGCTGCATTTATATCAACTCCTTATGTTTCTGACGGTGTGACAGTGTATACTGTCGGGATAAATCTCTTAAGCTTTGAGATATCCAGATACCTGAAAGCATTGCTGTCGAGTGGCTTGCCGTTGCCGTATGTTTTGATCTTATATGTCCTTGCGTCATCAATGAACTTGAATGAGTCATCAAACTCCAGCTTACCGCCCTTAGCCATACCAAGACCCATGAAGTAACGCTTGCCAAGGCCGAAGATAGCTCTGTCATCAGGAACGGCGCATGACTGGATAATAGTGCATGGAATAGGCATAACATCGTTAACCCATTTTCCCTGAACGAAATTTGTTGTCGCAGGCATTACCTTTGTCAGATATGTCTTTGGATTGACCACAAAGATGAGGTTATCAAGCGGCCTGTTGTTTCCAGCCTCTGTCTTGGTAAGCTGTGCGGCAATAGCACCAATAGCTTCAGGGGAGAGTTCATTGAGTGCAACTGTCTTCTGGTCAGGATACTTGCCACCGACTACTGATGCACTACTAGATACGTCCTTGCACATGCCGATAGGACAGTTAAGACCGTCGCCTGACACGACACCGGTTTCCATGCCGACCCAAAGGGCTTCTGCCAGTATCTCACGGACATATCTATCCAGCCATGAGGCACCAAGGTCAAGCATATCGTTAGACACTGGAATCCATGCTGTGAGCTTCTTCAGCGCAACGTCAAAGGTCTTGAATGCACCTGAGAGTTCCTTGTCGATAGCTGTGTTAAGATCTCCCCACTTAGCTGTCTGAACGCCCTGATCATTGACCAACATCTTTGTAATGCCTGTGGTATCCTGAAAATTGATGAAGTTGAGCAGAGGGTGCTGCTGTGGGATCTCACCAAGAACTGACTCGATTATAGTGATTGGCATTGTCTTATCAACGTTTGCCAATGCCATCTTGGGGTCAGAGGACTTGCCCGCCTCAATTACAGCGTTGTAGTAGTCTCTTTCCTCACTGGTCAGCATTCTCACACCTCTGGTGCTGAGTATCTGATTATCGACAGATTCCGCAGTGCTCTCCACCTGCTCCATGATAACATCTGAAATCAGATTGCCGTACTTATCAAGGGCGGTTTCCATGCCCTTGTCATCACTATCTCTGATAGCGGTTGACAGTGAAGCAAGGATATCTGCTTTCTGCTCTTTGATTGCGTCAAGATTAATCATTCTTTTTTACCTCCATTTTCATGAACTTTTCAAAAGCCGACATAGCGGCATTTGTTTTTTCTTCTTCGGTCTTTTTTGCTGGCAAAGCCTGCTGTGCGGCGGACTCCTTATAAAGCTCAATGAGTTTGTCCACATTCTCCCTGTCGAGGGCGCTTGACATAGTGTACTGCTTTGTATCACTAAGCATTGTAGCCATATCAACGGGCTGCTCTGCGGTTGATATGCTATCGCAGAAGCCTTTCTCAAGACATTCTGCCGCTGTCAGCCAAGTACCCACCTTTACCATTTCGCTTATTTCCTCACGGCTACACTTGCCGTTGCAACGCTCTGCATACGTAGTGATAGCGGTATCGGTCATCTTGTCAAGTTCAGCCGCCGCCGTTCTCATATCGTCAGCATTGCCCTCACAGTAGCAGGACGCCTGATGTATCATCATCATACTGTTGCTATACATGATGATCTCGTCTGCTGCCATAGCGATAACGCTTGCGATAGAGCATGCCCAGCCGTCTACATAGCAAGTAACTTTGGCTTTATGGCGCTTAAGGATATTTCCAATAGCAACGCCCTCTTTGATTTGACCTCCAAGAGAATTGATGTACAGGTTGATATGTTCACAATCTTTGTACTCATCAAGCTTGGCGGCGAAATACTTAGCACCTGTCTTGCTCTCCTCAACTTTTCCCTTTTCCAAATCAATGGCAAGCCCTCCACGGACTTGTGAATATAGATATAGGATAAGCTCTTTGGGCTTATCCGCTTCCATTTTGAATTCAAAATGATTAAAAATGCTATTCATTGCTGTTTCCACCTCCTTCGATTGTCTCGTAGTTCTTAGTTCTTGTGTGCTTATCGGCCCAGACTTCTGGAATTCTTTCCTCACCTGTCTTCTCCCTCAACTCATTCGTTGAGTAGAAGCCACTTGCGATAAGCTTGTCAACTGCATTTGCCATTTCAAGCACGTCAAGGTGCTTAAGGTTATTAGTACAGACTTTGGCGTAGCACCCACGCAGGACTTGCTCTTTTGTATAGCGCTTTGCCGTTATCTCGTCTGATAACATCTTGGCGAATGGATCAACGGCAGATGTCAATGTCATTGATAACGCTTCACTGATGTTCTCGACATTTCCCTTTACGATAGCCGGGGAAATGTTGAAAGCAATCGCCGCTTTTTCCAATGCGTCATTTAGCATAGAAATGTAGTCGGTTGCTTCTGACACTGTTCTCTTGGTCTCACCTGCCGTTTGAGAGGTATATTTCATTCCGCCCCACAGTGGAAGCACTGCATTCTTGGCGTCAAAATATGTTTTGAAATAGTTATTCATGAGAACATCGAATTTTTCCTCAAAATCAGGTTGACCTTGCGCCAGTGGCGTTATCTCGAGTATGCCTTTTTGGCCGCCACTCTTGACGTAGGTGCTTGAAGCCGTTTCCAAGAAACGATTATGTTCATCTAGCATTTCCGTTAGTATTTGTCTTACTCCGCCGTTGGAGTACGTGAGATATAGGACATCTCCCATATCGAATGTTTTCTGAAACGTGAATGAACCTCGTGCTACCTGAGAGAAGCGGTTAGGATATAGCGCATACTCCTGCGTACTCCAAGAGTCGGCGCAGATTATCTGCTTTCCAGCGCTGACAACAAGGCTCTCGCCACGCACAAGGGTCTTGCGGACTAGCTCGTTCTTGAATTGCACTGCTGTTTGATTGACGTTCGGCTTAACGTTGAAAAGATACCATTCTTCGCCACGGAATGACTTGCCGTCACGATAGGTTTTTATCTCGCACTTTGAAACCAGTGCCGCAAGGATTTCAACAACGACCTGAATGGCGTATGCCTGCACGGCTATTCTCGCTTCGTCATCATATCCAACTGTTTTAATACTGATCACTTCATTACTTTTGGCATTCATTATGCGTGATAGCAGTGATCTCAGCCCCATTGCGTTACCTCCTCTCTGCTAATATGTGAATACATTCATAACGCTCTTGCCCATAGGCATACTTGATATTTGCTCAGCAATTTTATTCTGTGCCGCTTTGGCGGCGACATATGCCTTGAAAGGGTCTGTCTTTCTGGACTTCGGCTCTATTTTACCATATGTCATATTGCCTGCGGACGAAGTGCATACCTTGGTATTGTTCATAGCCCAGCGGAAAAGGGGATTGTCTCCGACTGCAAGCTTATGATTCACCAGCTGACTTGTGATTACAGGCATTATCATCATTTCATTTGACGGACGGACAAGCATGATATTTCCGTAGCCTTTTTCGTCAGAAGCGTAGAGATTCTCTTTAAGCGCCCTCCTAAGCAGTGTATAGCGGTAGTTATCTATGCCGGTCATTGCGACTTTTGCATTCAATTCCGCCGCTTTCTGAGCCACCCATATAACGGGTATCTCAGGCGGTATCTCTGGACCGTCAACGAATGACAGTAGCCCCGCCGCTTCCCATTCTTGCAGGGGCGCCTTGATTCTTGATAAATCTGCAGAAGCCTTGCACACCCAGGTGTGCGTTATCCATACGTCAGTTCCGTCTACGTCAAAGAGCAAACCAGCTGAAAGGAAGTCATCGGTTTTCATATAGTCAAAGCCTGCTGTGCATTGTCTGCCTTGAAGCTTCGGCAGATACGGCGTGATATCCTGATTAGTTGCCAGGATATTATCAAATGCGGTTATACCGCCCTCTGTCTGCTGTGGCAGGCAGTTCATGCGTTTAACTGCAAAGCTGATGTTGCTTATCTTATCGTCCAGATAATTTTGAAATTCAGTCTTCATTTCCTGAAGAAGATCGGGCAGGTATTGCAACGATGGGTTAGCTTTATACCACATTTCAGGCATTTCAACCTCATCAGGGCTATCTACACGTGCAATAAACGGCAGCATACCATTGTCTTCAATCTCGCCGTTAAGAATTCTTATTCCCTTGGCTTTCTCTTTGTCGAGAGGTCCTTCACGGACGAAGCCGTCAGTACTCATGATAGTACGGCGTGGTCTTGGTACTTTTCCGAGACCACCAACAGCAACGTCAATGAGCTTGCTATTCTCATAGGCGTGTACCTCGTCATGATCTACCTTTCCCGGACGTGCGCCGTCGGCTGACCTCGGGCTTGATGTTCGGAACTTCAATTCAGACTTCGTTTTTAGATTTATTATCACTTCTTTGTTCCAGTAAAAGAACCGCTGCATTTTGTCACGATTGTCTTCCATAACGTTATATACGTCTTTGAATGTGGTCTCTGCTTGATCTTCTGTTGTTGCAAAAATATCAATGTTGTAATGCTTGATGCCATTGGTAGGCGTGAGCAAGCAAAAGTCTTCAAATCCTAAGTATCCGTTTTTTCCTGTTCCTCGCCCAACATACAAGAATAGCACCGGCCAACGTAAGGAACCGCTTGCGGTATATGTGCAGTTGTGAAGTACAAATACGAATTTTTCCCATGGAAAAAGGCCAAAAGGGAAATATTTTTCATAGCTGAAATACTTATCAGCTTGTTCAGCATCAATGTAGATATCTTCTGACAAGAACATGCGCTTGACGTAGTCAATAAGCTGATACTGCTCAGCACAATACGGATACTTATGCTCCTCGACTAGGCTGATATAGTCTGCAAGATACGAGAGGTCAAGAGCTTCTTGCCCCTTACAGCTCTTCGTCATCGTCAAGGTTCTTGACCTTGTCAGTTGACAGGCCCAAGTCTTTCAGAATTTGAAGTTTCTGCTTGTTGTACATATACGCCTGCTTTACGGACGGATTGTCTTTTTCATACTCTTTTCCTACCGCAGAAACTGCCATATAGGTCAGTCCTCTCTTGCGAATATCAGCCTGCATTTTTCGTTCCTGCTTCTCGTAGAACATATAATCTGCGACAAGCGACTTGTAGAAATCGACAGAAGCTCCCATCTGGACAAGCTGTTCTGTCAACGAATTTTCAATCTCTGATAGACTAGGCTTTTTCACTTTTGCCAACTCCTTACATTTGATTTTCTTGAAAAAATTCTCTCACGTGCGTGCGAGGGCGGATTTGTCTTTTGTGCCTCCCGTTGTACAAGGCCGAAAAAATTTTTCGACCCTTGACCCCGGGGGGTACCGCCGCAAGGCGCTCACCACCGCTCCTCATTGACGAACTTATCGGCACGCTCTTGCCAGCGCCGTTCTGGGTGCTGTGCTTCGTGGCAGTCGTGACACAATGCAAGCAGCTGCCTGTGCCGTTCGCCATTATCGTCATAGTAATACCGACTGTATGCAAGCTGCGGAAATTGCTTAAGATGCTTGACGTGATGAAGAATATTTGCTCTCGTCACCTTGCCTTTGCACTTGCATATCTGGCACTCATAGTGTTGCTCTGCGATAACGCTCTTACTGAACTTTCTCCAGTAGCGGTCGTTGTAGAACTTGTCAACTCGTCCGTCCTTGATTAGCTCTCTGATCTGACTCGTACTATACACGTTATCACCTCGCATATATAGCACAAGGGCCACGTCATACAACGTGGCCCTTGCACCGGCATAAAACTATGGAAAAACTATAACAACAACCCCGCATTATCATCATAGCATGCAGAGTGTGTTCGTGCGTGTTACAGCGTGTTTTTTTTGCAAAACTTGCAATGCCTGCCTTTGCAGTAGTCCTCTGAAGCATTGGCTTGTCTGGCTATCCACGCCCATGACGGCGGCTGCCAAGCTCCGTCCTTGCGTGGGACAAGATAGCGCAGGCGGAAAATAATCCTGATGAATGCATCATCAATGCTAGACACATATGCTTCAATCTCTGCTATCTCTGCTTTGAGTCTGCGATAATCGTCACTATCTGTGCTTACCAATTTCAGCTCAGCCTTAAGCTGTCGATATGACAGCAATCGCTTCTTAGTCATGATAATTCTCCTTTCCCTGCCTTGCCGATAATTCTCTCGATATTTTCGCCAGAATATCTTTCAACAAAACACCGTTTTTTTGAAGCGATTGGGCATGACGTGTCAGGCTATCGTCGATATATGCAACGTATAACTTACCACAGTGAGGGCAGTTATAGCACCATACGTCCCCTTCTATGCTTTGAAATCTCTCTTTGCGAACGCAGACTATGAATGCCTTATGGCAATCATCACATATCACGCTAAGCTCAGCTCCCTTAAGACTCATCATCTCACCCCCTATATGTTCAGCTTCGCCGTTCTCCGGTACATAAACAGCGATATGTAGAACGTGCCGTTATCATCGTTCCAGAATGGACGGCAATCAGCATAGTAATAATCTTGATACATATTCTCGAACAGTGCCGAGTTATCACAGTTATATGCCATGCTCTGCACCGCACGTTTCGTCAGACGATAATCGTTATTCTGCGGCTGCGGCTTAATGCAGTTCGTTGACGCAACATAGCGCTTGGCGTGCTTGCCGTTGTTATGATCTGAAATCTTCTGCTTGCAGAAATATTTTGCGATTCCTGCACAGCCTGTCTGGTCAAACATCAATGGCAGGACCTTGTCAACATAGCCCTTGCCCCATATGGATGCTATCTCGTTGATAGTCAGACCACCAGTCATGATAACGTGAAAGTGAATACGTCCAGACTTAGAGCCTTGCTCAATGGAATAAATATATTTCATTCTCGGCAAGCCTCTCTTGACTCTTGCTCTATTCACACGCTTGACAAAATTAGCAAAGTCTTTCTTGGCACGCTCAAGGTCAGCAGGATTATTCTGCGGTGCATAGGTCAGCTCGAACTTATAGTCTTTGTCGGTGAAGTTTGCAGGGATAAGTCTTGCCAGAGCTCTTTCAGCATTGATCTGATTCAATCTCTCCTGCACCTTGCTTGTCGGCTTTCTTTTCTTCTTTCGACTAGAAGAACGTGGGCAGGCATAGACAGGATACATATTCACTTCCATGTAGTTTCCATAAATATACTTTTGCTCTCTGTATCTCATAAGGCTCATTGTCATTTCCTCCCACTGTCCGAGTTATTAAGACCCATTACAAGCCCTCATACCCGTGCTTATACACGGGCTGAACACTTGTTCTATACTATATATAATATATAGGGCTTCACTCTGTCATTGCCAACTGCTCATAATTTCTGCTCTTGTCTTTTTCTTCGCAATCCCTGTTGAATACTTCTTGTAACATATCGTGCATGGAATTAATGTCATTAAGAAGTTCTTGTGTTACAACGCCATGGGTTTCACACAGTACACCGAGTGTCAGTAAGCCTGCTTTGACGATTATCATATCATCAATGGAATAGTATGTAAGAATTTCATAATCATCTATTACTTCAAGAAATGCTTTCGGGCATATATGTACTTTTTCTGTGCCTGAGAATATCTGATATTCGCTTGGCCCGGCAACGAATGTTGAACGACGATCTATAATCTTGCCTGTTGTGCATGAAGCGATGTTCATAACAATGCTGCTTTCAATAGCAGGTGGCAGCTGCTTACATTTCCAATTCTCACGGTCACTTTCATTAATGTCAAAAAGCGTGAGTAACTGCTCGCTGGTATTCATGTTCGGCATGCCGTAAAGCGGATATATTGCACTTCCTGAGCCGATCCATAATGAATTATCATTTTCATTATAGAAGTAGGATATGGTCTTAGCCGCTTTACTGCATATTTTTTTCAGCTTAGATATTTTCATTTTCTCACTCCTTTATTAAGGTACTTCAAGATTGCTTCCTGCGCCTGCTCAAATCCTTTGCAGACAACTGCAAGATAGCCGTTGTCATTAAGCGTTTTCAGAAACTTCTGTTGAGATTCCGATACTCGTCCACCTGATGTGCGTTTCATTTCTATAAAAAGACCGTAGTAACCGCCACGTGCCACCGGAAGCATTATGTCAGGCACACCTGACTTTACGCCCTCAGACTTAAGATCTGCGGCAGTTCTATAGTGGCGATAGCCACCGTTCGGTATAGCGAACATATACTCCAGTTCGGGATACTTGCCTGAGCTGAATGTCGCCCACTTGAAAAGCAATGCCTGCTCTATGTGTTCTGTTGGTGTGTTTGAATTTTTCATTACATAACACCGCCCTTTGGTATGTAGAAAATCAAGCATTTGCTCCGCTGTGATGATGAACACTTAACTTTCAATGTTCTTGGCATTTTAAAAGATTTAGATTCAATTGTTTCTATACCAATAACAGTCCATATTTCTTCGTCTGTTGCAATCTGATCTCCAACTTTGAGTGTTGAAAGAGCTTTTTTCAAGCTCTTTCTATCTTTATTTCTGCCCGTGGTTATTTCAGACAAGATTTTCTGCGCTATAGCTATTGGATTTTCATCTGACATAGTTATTCCTCCTAAACTGTTACTGTCACATTCAGTACGGCCGCCGCTATCCAATAGACGGATTTCTTGTAGTCCTTTTGCAAAGCGTATATGATAGCTGCTCCCACGTCCAGCAAAATCAACAACAGTGGAAAAATGTATTCAGGCTTTATTTTTGACATAAGATTTTGCACTCCTTTGCGTATAATGCTTTAGATTTCAATTTTCCCAGACATCAAGTCAGGAAGAACTGCATCTCTCAACTCTTTAAGATATACATTCTCCAAAGCGTTGAGTGTGGCAACGTGATTTTTCCATATAGGCAAGAACTGCTTCATGACTTCCGGAAGTATATCCTTGTCATTGCATTTGAAAACCATTTCGTTCTTTGCCTTTGAAAATGAGATATAGTCATCTTCAATCAACTTTACGCCTATTTGTTTTTGCTGAGAAACCATGTTCTTAGATGTTTCTATGTCTTCTTTGAACAGCGCAACATCAAGTCCCAAGTTTCTCGCCAACGTTTCATTAATCACAAGCTTGCAGGAATTCTTCACGGCAACTATGGCATTGATGTTATCAGCAATATCCTGAAACGATCTATGAGGTTTTTCCTCAGCTTGACCCATTTCGATGTAGCGACTTGGTGCGAGAATATATTCATTTTCTGCTATGTCAGAATTTTTTTGAGTTGAAGAAAAACCTGCCTGGTTTTCAGGTGCATTGATAATTTTGTCTATGTTTTCCAAACTGAGAACATTGTATGCTTTTTTATAGGTGCGGTTAGTATGGCTTGCCCCACCAAATTGTCCGTTTTGTGCTCGCTTTTCGACTATATGGTTATTCCTGCTATCAATGAATTTTATAGTGCCTGTCTGCCTTTTGGTTTTGTTTAAAACAACTATGCAGGTTCCGATTGACGTAGCCTCGAACATTTTATCCGGCAACGCTATTATCGTTTCGATAAGGTCATGATCGATAAGATATTTTCTTACTTCTTTTTCTTGATCGTTGCTAAAAATCGACTGCGGCATTATCATGATTGCCTTGTCAGCAAAAGATAGGGCGTTAAGTGCAAATGCCCAGTTAGCAGAACTCTTCGGAGGTATTATGTCAAATTTTTCACCCCATGGAATGTGCATAGTGGGTTCCCACCTGAGGTTGTACGGGGGATTACAAACCGCAACATCAACGCTTTTGGCTATAGAATAATCTACCTGTTGACATATGCTATAATCTTCAGTCCCTTTTAGTTCATACGCTGGCGGGTATATCTCACCAGTTAAGACATCAGCGTTGCAGACAGACGCATTAACATTTTTCAAGCACAAGTTGAAAAGTAAAATAGGTATTACCCTTTTGTCAAGTTCAACGGCATTGATATGTTCTAATGACTTGTGCTTTGCAATTTGACAACAAAGCGCACCAATTCCTGCACAATAGTCATTTATTGTTTTACAGTCGCCAGCAAGAGCTGTCACTAAGTTGCAAATAGATTGTGGCGTATAGTCTTGCTTCTTCTCAACTCTGTCCGCTTTATAATACTGCCACAGAGCCTGCAGCCAATCCTTGCTTGTATCTGTTATTTTCTCGTATTTTTTAAAGATATCTACATCATGAGATAGAACTGCCGTCAGAAGTGCGTTTTCAAGCTGTTCTACTTCAGTAATTTTTAAAATGCCAAAAAGCTTGTTTTTAAACTCGAGTAATTCCATTATATACGCCTCTCAACTTACCCCTCAAGGTCATCAGCCGCCTGCCTGAGCCACTTGCTTGTGACAGTAATAAACTTTTCCTTGGTTTGTGGGTCTTCAATATCATTGATTTTTTCAATGAATTCCGTAAGCCCTTTCTGAACGTTTTCAAAGATGATCTTCAGCGCAACCCTTGCTTCGTCTGCATTGCCTGACTTCAATTTCTTTTCTAACTCTGACTTGGCATGGTCCGCTTCTTCTGCCTCAGCTTTAGCTTTACTGAGGGCGGTTTCATACTTAGCGACGGCTTCCTTAACTGCATTGTCACGCTCTGTCTGTGCTTTCTTAAGGGCATTATTTTTTTCAGCTTCTGCCGCATTCACGGCTTCACGGCTTGACTTCTTCAGCGAATTCAGCTCTTTCATATGTTCGGCATGAAGTTCCTGACGGATAGACAGCCTTATCTTGTCAATCTCTTCTTCGTCGAGGTCTCTCTTAACTACCTCAATAGGCTTGTCCTCGGCCTGCTTAAGCTTTTCTCTCAGTTCTTCAAGCTCAGCTCTGAGAGATTCGGCGCTTTCTGTCTGCTCCTTCTTCTCCTCCTCGAGGAATGTCAGCTGCTCGCCTAATGCCTGCTTTTCTTTGATTAGCTTCTTGACTTCTTCAACTGTCATTCCGCCAAGGTCATGTGTGTCAGCGAATTCTTCACGTTCGTACTCCGGAAGCTTGGAGAGAAGCTCCAGCTTTGTTACACCTATACTTGCGTGTTCTTTGAGAAACTTTGTACTGTTATCCTCATAGAGTTTGATATAGGTATACGCCTGACGTTCTTTGAACGTGTAGTCACCATTGCTTTCAAGATAATCCTTAAAAGACTCATACCCCAGTGCTATGTAGAGCTTATAGTCTCTGATATTCTTGAGAGATCTGCCCATGTCAACGATAGCCGTAGCAGCTGTTCTGTAGCATTCACATATATGCTGATGTTCTGCCATAGCCGTTTTCATAGATGCTGTAATTTCTGTGTTTTCCATTGCGTTTCCTCCTATTTTGGTTAGTTATTCAGCGGGTATAAGCTGCGCCTGTCGGCGCAATATGAGATTATCAGCTTTAAACAAGCAAACCGGAGCGAACCCGACACTGTAGTCCGCACTGTCGCTGCGGATAGCTCCTGCCGGGTTGACGTAACGCACGAGGTCAGCGTAGCCGGTGTCGCACCTCCACGGAGTAAGCGTCCACATACAGTCTTCAAAGAGCGGCACATAATCTCTATACTTGCGGTACTGGTCGCAAGTGAGCAGCGTTATATAATCTTCACACGTTCCGTAAGCTTTATCACCGTTATCGGCGACAAGGTCAGACGTTTGCTTTATAAGATGCTCCGTGTTAAAATGTTTCTCTAGCACATCTTCGTTAAGGAAGCGGCGGAGAGTGGATTTCTCCCAGTTGTTGCAGCCGTCCTTGCACTCCTCGTTAAAACGCTTTTCACACCAACACTCAGCCGTTATCGCTAAGTAGTTGCCGCCGATAATGTCGAGGCATATAAAACGTATACCATTATATACGAACTCCTCACTGGGTCTTAGTTTGATCTCGTTCATTGTTATTCCTCCTAGCTTGCTTTTCTCCTTTTAGTCAGCTTCTTCTGACTATTCAGCCATTCTTGGAAGTTGACTTCAAACGCCTTGATTATTTCAGGCTTTTCAAGCTTCTTGCCCGTTAAAGGGTCTTTGGTTTGTTCATTCTTAAATCCGTGGCATTGCACGATATGGTCAGCATTGTCTATCTCAATCGTAAACCATGACTTATCAAGGTCAGACGGCTTTCTGATGAATAGAATTGTCGTAACCCCACTGCAATGCCTTGAAGCATAACCGCCGACGCATATTCGCAAGTCCTTTCCCTCTTTGATAATGCTTTCGGCATTCTCTGGTACAACCAACTGAATACCTGGATAGCTATAGCCCTTATACTTCTTGCAAAGCTTCTTGTATCTGGGCTTATAGGCTTCCTCACGCTCGGCGGCTTCTTTTCTCTTGCGTTCTTCTTCCATGAAGTTGAAGTTCTCAACTGCGTTATCATGCGCTTCGTTCAGGTCTCTCGGAAAGGCTATGTTTTTTAAATGAAAATCATAGCCTATTTTCAAGCCGATATTGGCATAGTCGTCATACAGCTTGACAAGTCGCCTTATCTCTGAGTGATCGTCTTCGCAACGTTCTTCTTCGGGAGAGTGCTTCATGACTTTTCTCAGGTATTCTAATGCCTGCTCTGGGTCAACACCTGCTTTTTCAATGCTAGTGCAGTAATCAGTAATATAGCTGTACATTCGGCAGTAAAAAATGTCTTTCTTTTTACCTTTGCGCTTGAAGTCCTGATACACCTCTATAACTCTTGCCGGCGTGTGATTGTCAAGAAAAGCTTTCACTTCATTCAGCGTTAGATGCTTGAAGAATTTTTTCGGCGATGTTGCATTCCAATTCAATATCTTATAATTTTTCTTGTTGCGCCAAAGCAAATCCTGCACCATAGTATCGCAGTTCATTTTAACAGCCATTTCAAGTATCGGATACATAGCGTATGCAGTATAATAACGCTCTTGGTCATACTCTCTTATGTAGTGGCGGCAGCAGTAGCAATCAAATCCTGAATACTTTAAGAATGTGTCCTTAATTATATTCTTATATAGGTATACTTGTCTGTGATCAGCAAATCCGTTATTGAATGTACTGCACATTTTCCGCTTCATAGGCTCAATCATATAACACCAGCCTATTCGACAGAATGAGGCATGCGAATGATAAACATCCGCACTGCCTTTCCGCAGAACGTAGAGCTTTTGGAAATCGACCCAAAGATCGGGGCTCCTGTCAAAGTTCTCCGTTCCGTACTCGTTATAGTCTTTATGAATAGTCGCCGCATATATATATACCACTTCTTTAACGGCTTTATATATTACGAAATCAACTACTTCATTTAATTGAACATGTTTATATCCTGCGGCTTTATACTCGGCTTTCGCACCGCAACATGGGCAAGTACCCATGTAGTTATGCCTGATGATGATATCCTCAGCGTGGTATATATCACCATAGTCAGCAGTATTGACTTTGAATTCGTGATTGCAGGACGTACAGAAGCAGGTATAGCGCCCTTGGCTAGTCCTGCGGTAAAAAATATAGGGCGTGAAATGACGATTGATCTCGGCGCAATCGTCAGCGTTGAGAGACGGGAAGCCCTCAACGTCTTCTTTCTGGGCATGGGTGAGATAGTCTGTGATTATAGGCTTATATACTAGCGACTGCTCTTTGTTATTGTTTATCCACACTATCAATCACCTCTCAGAAAAGGTCATCAAAAGATACGGTGATCGACTTGCGCTTCTGCTCCGGCGCTTCCTTGCTGACGCTACCGCAGAGGTCTATATCCATGTGATAGCGTATCTTACAGCCAGGGAAGAAAAAACCTGCTGCGGTCTCATAAGTCTTGAAGTCTGATAGTGCAAAGTTGCTATCCTTAATTGCTTTGTAAACTGCTTCAAAACACTTCTGAAGTGTGCCGCCCTGAGCGACCGCCTGTGCGAACTCCTCGTCTTGCTTGACAAAACTTTCAAGAGCGTCTATGACAGGCTGAATAATAGTACTCAGCACTGTGTTCGCCGATGCTCCACCGCTAAGCTTAACGCCCTCTCGTTCGTCTGTGAGTTTCTTTAACGCCTGCTCTCTGTAGCTAGTCATAGTTCTTTACCTCCTCTATTCCTAATGCAACATATCCATTCTTCAACCCCCAACCACTTAGGACATATGTTATCCTATATCTGCGGTTTGATATCACATGAATAGCAGGATGTCCGTTATTTACTGGAATGAATTCAATCGTGTCTCCAGGCTGAAAGCCTCTGTCATTTTTACGAATTTCAAAACACTTTTTACCTGTGACAACTGCTTCACAGAAGCATTCTTCCAGCTTCAAGGTGTGCGTTGTTGGCTTTTCCAAGAATTCTATCTGTTCTTCTGGGATATTGCTGTTTGAATTGTGCGGCTGGTAATCTTTTGGAAAATAGAAATTTGCGAATTCTTCTATTCTATATCCCGTGTCCTTCCAGAAGCCAAGTCTTTGATAATGCAGTCCCTTTTTTACAAGCCCACTATTGTCATGTATTATGCACATATCATATGCGCAGTCTGGCCAAAGATTGGGCATATCAGCTTCTTTGCCAGTGCACCATGCAAACCCCTGCGCCTTGCATTCTTTCATAAAGTTATCGTATTCTTCCTGAGTCTTGACGTGAACAGCTATGTTCTCATACTTAAATTTTCTCCAATCAAATGTTGGTTTCTGATTATTTGAATTCATCTGCATTATAATCCTCCGTTCTGGTTTTGAAGAACTTGCAGCGTGTGCAAGTCTCTTGCATTGGCTTTTCGACCAGCGCCATACATTCTTGTCTTATGCTATTATAGAAAATACATGGGCCTGCGTTATGCCTTGGCGGGGGCGATTTGTAATCAAGTCGCTTTCTGGCGCCTGCAAGTTCAGCATTATAGCATAGCAGGTCAACGTCTGTTATTACTGGCATTTACGCTCCCCCTCCTTTGTGAGCTCCTTTAGGAAAGTTTCAAGCTTATCCCTCGTGCTGTATATTTTTCCGTACACCTCGCCTATATCAAAGGCTCTCTGCTCACATTCCGACATTCCTTCGTAGATAGTGAACATATTTGTGCAGGCTTCGTCAGCGGTATTATTGTAGGTTTGTCAATCATATTGGACACTATTATTAAGAAATTCGATAGGCGAAAA